AACAACTCTTGCTACGTATGCTGGCCACAAACTTCCATCATTGACTTCTATATCATCCCATACTAATTCTGGGCCGAAATTAGGTTGTTCAACCAGAGTATGAACAGCCGGGTGATATGATACACCTGCTGGATGTATTAATAGACTTCTTCGGGTAACTGGGTCTACTAAATGAGAACGAAGATTGCTTCGTCGTCTAGATAAATTAACGCGATTACTACTACGGCTGCGACTAACAGGACGAACAACTGCACCTGCGCCAGGAAGTTCACCTAGAACACTACTATGACGGCTTCCACTTAAGCTACCGCGACTATGGCTACTATGTGCGCTACTACCGCCTATTTTCATAATATATACTTGTTATATTAAGTAGATATTATAATCAAGTAACGAGATGCTGATGTATGTTATTCTAATTCACGATAACACGGCAACTCATCTACATTAATTAAAATGTGTGTATTCTTTCCATTTTTAGGGAATTTTGCAGCTAAATTTGCATGTTTCCTATATTTTTTATAGGTTATTTTATATTGGTCAAACAATGGGTCGTTAATTTGCGTAGACGGAACATGATTGTGTACTGAACGCGCGATCATTTTATAAAGCTTAAAATCCGGGTAACGCTCCTCTCCGCTTGATTTATATAATATATTACGACCTTTGTCGTCCATTGTCCAACTTACAATTAGTTTGACTACTGGGTCTTCTTTGCATATTTTTTTTACCTTACGAATATCATGAATAAAATAATCGAACAATGCGCATGCGAAGCGACACAAATCAAAACTATAATTCGGCATAATAATTGGTTTATCCGGATTAAAATACGGTTCAAAATTGTATTGTGTTGCAGCGTCGCCTTTTAAGTGAAAACTATCACTGCACATCAATTGTCCGCGAAATGTATAAATTGCGCGTCCAAAATCAATAATTTTAAAAATACGACCATAGGTTGGCACTTTGTAGTATTGTTCCTTGTATAAATAATAGACATACTCTTCGGTTGTTTCAATGAACATAACATTATTTGTATGAAGATCATTATGTGTAAATGCAAACATATGCTGATAGATTAACAGTGTCATAATTACTTGAAACAATATGGATATCCATTCTTCACTTGTAAGCTCGTCATTCATCATAATATTATCAAGCGTTGAAACACACTTTTCCAATAAAATCGCCTGAACAGGAAAATCCTTTATTTTGGCGATTACCTTTTCATCATCGCTATTATAACTCTCATCATCACTATTATAGCTGTCATCTTCGTCGTCGCCACTACCTTCAGACTTATTATCTTCGTTACCATTTTCACCAGAATCGCAGGTTTCACCTTCATCATGTGTTTTCTGAACATCATCAACATTTTCATCATCAATATCATGATCATCATTATCAACATTATCAACATCATCGTTATCTCTTTTACTTACATCTGTAGTATTGGAAGAATGAGATAAAGAAGAATCACTATCACTGTCACTGTCACTGTATTCGCTGTTACTATTAGTAGTTTTACTATCATTATTGTCATTGTTATTGTCTTTGTCGGTATTATTATCACTTAGGTTACCCCCCCTCTTCGGTTTTAAATTTGTAATAATATTTGAATCATCATTCAAAGAATCTTCAATTTCTAATGAAACTTCGAGTGAAGATAAATCACTGCTACATATAGTAGTAGTTGGTTCAATAACAATGGAATTAATATCGTTAGGTTCTAATGTAATTTCGTCCTTGTGAATCAAAACAGCCCCTACATCTAAATCTAAATTCAAATCTAAATTACTTATTTCATTATTAGGGTTAACATAACCTAGAATTGGTCTCATTTTTTTACGAATATTCATTAAATGTTTCGTTGTTAGTTTTTTTTTAGAATTATCACCATCACCATCAGCATGACCATTAACATCACCGCCATCATCAGCATCATCATCAGCATGATCATCAGCATCATCATCGGTATCAAGAGGAATATCTAATGTAAATAGTTTATCTTCTTTATTATGGAAAAAATCACAATCAAGTAAATAATCAATATCATCATAAATATTCGTTGAAAACTCTCGTTGTTTACATAAATAACTGCCGTAATAATCAATACCGTGAACATTTCCATGCTCATGCAATGTCTTACTAGTTAAATATGAGAAAAACCCATCAATATAAGATGCATTATTTTTATCTAACATTTTTGCATGACATGTATTTTCATTTGATGAAATCTGCGGCAGTCTATTAATTAGATTATCTTGAATATCATATTTTCCAGACAAATAACGGATAGGATCAATAAGTGGAGAATATTTTACAAAAATAGCTACATTTTTAGAATCCCCGTCATCATCAATAATTGTTGTTTCTAAATAATTGGGTGTTGGGGTCTGTTTTGGCTCGCGGCTACTGGTATCGTTATTGCCTTTGTCGTCATTATGAACACCATGTGCGTTATTATCAATAATATTTTGAATGTAATATTTTTGATTTAGCTGAATTTGATTAAAATTGGATTCATTTAAATCGAAAAACTTCGAATAAATAGGAATATAGTTTTGAATATCAAATAATAATGCTGAATCAACCTTTTCTGGTGTATATTTGTGTTTACGATAATGAATCTGTATTTTTTTTGTGTTTTTACCATGCGGTAATTTAGTAGAATTAGTAGAACTACTTTTGTGTGGTGATTGAGACATATGTGTATTGTTATAGTGATAAAGCAAACTTTAAATAATTATAAATTTCCTAAATTGGAGGAATAAATGTTATAGATATGAATGATAAATATAATATTTATATACAAATTAAACGGAAACATATATGATACAATATCAGGTTCTTTTGCTTTCGTTAAATGCGATAATAAATAATATATTCTAGATTTATACTAATTAATACATAGATTAAGGTTTAGGTATATCAGTTTAGTATTAGGTTTAATTTTACTTTATATACCAGACAGTATTTCATTTTTCGTTGATATGAATCTTGAACTTGCAAAGTTTGAGATGAAAGCGATTAGTTTTCGTCCAGATGAAAATAAAGGACCGGTTATTGTATTGATTGGTCGTCGTGATACTGGTAAGAGTTTTTTAGTGCAAGACCTAATGTATCATCATCAAGATATTCCTATTGGTACCGTTATCTCCGGAACAGAAGCAGGTAACGGTTTTTTTGCAGCTCATGTTCCAAAATTGTTTATTCATGATGCGTATAATACTGCGATTATTGAAAATATTCTCAAGCGCCAAAAAGCGGTTTTAAAGCAAGTTAAAAAGGAGCAAGAAGCATATAAAAAATCATCCATTGATCCACGCACATTTGTTGTGTTGGACGATTGTTTATATGATAATAAGTGGACGAAGGATGTAATGATGCGGTTATTATTTATGAATGGCAGACATTGGAAAATCATGTTAGTTATAACAATGCAATATCCTCTAGGTATCCCCCCCAACCTGAGAACCAATATAGATTATGTGTTTATTTTACGAGAACCATATATTGCGAATCGTAAACGAATTTATGACAATTATGCAGGTATGTTTCCTACTTTTGAGAGTTTTTGCCAGGTAATGGACCAATGCACCGAGAATTATGAGTGTCTGGTTATAAATAATAATGCGAAATCGAATAAACTTCAAGACCAGATATTCTGGTATAAGGCACAGCAGCACGGACCATTTAAATTGGGAAGCAAGGAGTTCTGGGAAATATCGAAAAATCTCGGTTCTGATGATGAAGATGATAAATCATATGACCCAAATGCTGCAAAAGGAAAAGGTCCGAAAATTAATGTTAAAAAGAATAAATGGTAATGAAATGGTATATAAGTTACATTATAATATACGCAATAAGAAATGTGCCAACAATATGTGCACCATAATGAAATAATATATAATCATTTCTGTTTGTATGTTTGCTATATTTCGCGCAAATATAAAATACGGTTATTAATAAAACTGCAAAAAATATGATGCATTTTGAAAGAAACGAATAGCTGTTGGTAGATAATATATAAATACATAACACGATTATCGTGATAACTACTGCTAGTCTATCGCACCATTTATATGTATTATTCGAATATGCATGATTTAATATTGATGTTAGTATAACAATGCTTAATAATGCAATAATATACTTTGGTAATCTATTGTAAATAAATGCAAATACCAAAAGAAATGCTACTATAATTCCGTGAAAACACGAAGATACAAATAATATTGGCTCCGCCATTATAATATTATAATAAAAATAAAAATATTATAATGATATTTATCTTTATCTTTATTTATCTATGTCTGCGATTTCGTTTTCTTGTTTTATTTATATTTACTTTTTTCCCACCATGCGCCATCCGCTTGCTTCGGTTGTCGGCGGACCGCGCAGGCGACGGATGCTCCTTCTTTTCCGCCGAGTGAGGGGGAGATGAAAGAGGGAGAGGAGGAGTTTGTTGGGCTGATGGGATATGGTTGAGGGGTGATGCTCTTGGTGATGCAGCTGCTCGTGATGTTGCTACTCCTCGTGATGTTGCTGCTCCTCGTGAATGTGTTGGTGATGGTGGGGATGCGGCACCATTAACATCACATTGTATTTCCGGTAGTGGAGAATCAATTTGTGGTTCTTTATAAATATCAGTAAATGAAACAAACTCGCCCATCTTAGTTACGGTAATACCACGCGCGATTGATTTTTTGCGCGTTTTCGCATCAGAGAGTGTCATATGTGATTTGGCCGATGAACCATCGGGAGTTGATGTATATAATAATATCAACCGGGCTATCTCATCATACGACTTATTAACACGACGCATATTCGCAGGTCGAGTGTTGGATTTAAATGTGTCATAAGCAAAGTCGAGTGTATGAATATGATGAATTGGGTGTTTTTTATCCTTATCAGGAATAATGTCAAAATCCCATACTTTTTCATATGCCCATACCATTTGTGGCTGGTCCCAATCCGGATAACTATTTGAAGTGATTGCATTATCGATTATCGAAGCCATAACAAGACAATAGTGAATATTACGGCGAACCTTTAATCTAGATATACTGATATCATCCATTCCACGACTATCTACGAAACGATCCATAATACGCGATTTTCTAGAACTTGATTCCAGTCCAATCCAAAACGGCAACGACGAGTTTAAAATCTCGATAAATGTGTCATAACAAGTTGCTATAACTGCTTTACTTGTAAAATTCGATAGAAATGTTCCTTGAGAAGTTTTCATACGAAAAGATGATTGACGAGACCGCTTATATTTCCATATTTCTTCAACTATCATTTCTTTATCCGTAATATCGGCAACACGCCCAAAATCAATTGCTCGAACATTATCTGGGTTTTCTGTATCTATAAACCAATTTCCCTCATGCGCGTCTACTAATTGTTTTTTCTGTTTACGCATACATAATAATTGAATTGCAGCAGCACCTCGAGCGGCAGCAACTCTAAGATGGTCGCTGGTTATACTTGAAATTACATTATATGTATTGTCGCCGATCGCAGCACCAGACACAGACATGCATCTTGTATCATCACCGACCATTTCCATACACATTAATACAACGGAAGTATGATGTGCCGGTATTTGCCATGCGAAATATTCAAATACACGAATTACCTTTGCGCGTTTAACGGTGTCTCGTTTTTTATGTATCGCGTCAAGTATTAACCGAATATCCGCTTCGCCAAATTCAATTAGGTCGCCAACAAGAGACGGAACCATCTTTTCACCAAGATGAAATGTTTGATATAATTCATTATGATTTTGTTGCTCAATCGTAATTTCATCTGCTTCCAGACTAGATTTATCAATAGAATTGTCTTCATCGTCTGTATCATAATCAGGATCGTGTGGTAAAACAAGCTGGAGTTCGTCTAAATCTTCATCGGCTGGATCATTGCGTTTCATTACAATTTTAAGGACTAATGTAGACACAGCAATACCACCACTTCCGGCTCTTTGTTTTTTTTTACCATTTACACCAATATTATCGCTTCTAAGGAAAATATCACCATTTGCATCAACCAATCCACCTGGTCTCGATAAAATGAAAATAAACCCGGCCATAGAACTGAATGTTAATGGCAGAATATTCGTATCTGGACGCATTATTGCTTCGATAATACATTTATTTATTGTTCGGCCATTTCCGTTATCTTTGGTATTTAAGCAATAATATATACCGCCTCCTTTCATGATATGATATGATATTATATGATATGATATGATATAATATGATAATTTAAATTTATAGTTACAACTTTACTCTTCATCTGGCTTTGTCAATTTAGAAAGACCATGATCACTATATTTGTCCATAACAACATCATCGCTCTCAAATAGCTCCTTGCGCATCTCTTCCACTGTCATGGTAATAGATGAAGATGTATCATCGCCAAGATGACTACTCGTGACAACCTCCGGCTTATCTACAACATCAACCAATGTTGAACCATCTTTCGCCAACATTTGCGTAAGCTTATTGCCGCTCTCTTTTGCCAACTTCTTATTCTCCTCAATGGCCTTTGCCTTCGTCTCTTTAACACGCTTCTCAAACTCATTCTTGGCCTGCTCCTCGTTCTTTTTCTTCTCCGCCATCAACTGATTTAGCGTCTCTTCCATATACTCAACGCGACCACCAGTCTTATAAGCCTCCGGATGGAATGGAACCCAAAGACCAACTGGGCCAACAAAAACATCATGGTTAGGATCAACCTCACGCAACATTTGACAGCGCAACTCAGCCTCCTTTTGCGACCCAAATACTCCACGAACTTTCAGCCCGCGAATTGATGTTTGGAAATTGTGCTTTTCGCCAAACTCATTTTCGAGTTCGTCCTCATGCTTATCTAGGAAGGTCTTATATTCGTCATAAATGTTTGATTTCTGCAGGAGGTCCTTCTCCTCCTTTGCAAACTCCTGGAAATCTGTAGTCAGTTGCTCGAACTCTAAATGATGCTTGAATGAAACAAAATTCAAAAACTGGATGAACTTCTCCATCGACTTTTGATAATCCCAATAATGCAAAAACTTCTCGAAAAAGAAATGGTCTTTTTGTTTTAAAATTGACTCTGGAGAAACGAATGAAAGACATGCAAACTTTTGTCCTGCAATAGCCTTATCTTCCTCTAATAAATCGACATATTTAGGATTAATCATGCCATTTTTGTCGCTTTGAAGTTCAACGCCAGATGGCGAAGTTCCAGATACAGAGTCGGTACGAAACATATTTTATTTACTTACAATAGTTTTTAATATATACTATAACATAGTAGTTTTTAAGTGTTTTAAACGCATTTATTTAATTTAAATAAATATTTTCATATAAAACTTATTATAATGAACTACAATAAATAATAATAATTTTCTTTATATTATTTATAATAGATTTTAAATGACTAACGGTGTTTTTGATTTAGGAGAACTCGTCAAGAGAACTATTAAGTATTTAGTTGAAGGCGTAATGGTTGCAATTGCTGCGTATGCAATCCCTAAGCGTGGACTTTCATTTGACGAAGTTGCTTTAATTGCCTTAACTGCAGCTGCGACCTTTAGCATTTTGGATACATATGTTCCAAGTTTAGCAGTTTCTGCAAGAACTGGTGCCGGTTTCGGTATAGGCGCCAACCTTGTTGGATTCCCGACTCCTCTTCGCATCTAAATAATTAGTATATAGTTCTATCTTTGTATAGTATTATAAGTAAAATATCTATATATTAACGATTATGTCTATAATATATAGTTTAACCGAATGATTATATTACCATCAATTAATGAAGTAAAATCATTTTTTGGAATTAAAGTTAAAAAGGAAACTGGCGCTATTTTGGAAATACAAAGTCGAATGAACTCGTATTATCATCATATAATAGAAAAAGACCCAGAAAGAGAACGCATATGGATTGCTCTTATTATTGTTTATATTATTGTGATAACTGTCCAACAAGAGCGGTTTTATTGGTGGTATCCGTCCTTCAATATATCTTTATATATCGGAAACAATGGCAGTGGAGGTGCATATCCAAATAATAAATCTGAAATAGATATTATTATGAATGAATATATTTTAAAGCGTATGCCAAGTGATGTTTCATTTTTTCGCATGACAGATAATAGCCCAGCTCACGCGTTTGAAGCAATAATAACGCCTAATGAAATGCCGACTATAGAAATGGAACGAATTATGACAAGTGCGCGAGTTATTACAGTAACAAAAATGTTTAAATGGTTATATAATCGAGCGAGACCGGCGAAAATCGCACCGGATATTATTAACAAAGAAAATGGTCGATTACTTATTTCAGAAACAGCAGATACTCCAGCATATCCATCTGGTCACGCTTTACAGTCTTATTATTTAGCGATAATATTATCACGAAAATTTCCTGCAAAAACAAAAGCAATTATGGATATGGCAACAAAGTGTGCAAATGTCCGAATTATGGCAGGACTTCATTATCCAAGTGACCGTGATTTTGCATGGTGGATTGTAGATAATTATTTGGTTGATGTATGATGTATATTATGTATATATACAATTATATATATAATACAGATTACGGTGTAGGTATAAACTCCCAATCTAACTCAATACATATCTGTTTCCATATTTGGTCTTGTTCAATGCGTTTCTCACGGTCTTTAAGCATTGGAAAAAATGGCAAAAACTCGCGCCGGCCAAGCAATTCACACAACTTATAAACAGTATAATAATAATTCAAGAAATTAACTCGATCATCTGGACAGAATTTTGCATATGGTCCCTGTATTTCCATAAATAGATTACATAACCGGTCTTCCAAATCCGGTGTCATTACTGGAGGCTTGATCCCCAATTTATCTTTAATAAATGGAATATGTTCATAATATTTATTAAAACCAAGTTTTTTCATAATTTCTTTGGCTTTTTTATCGGTGAATTGTGATATCTCGATACGTTCCTTCTTGATTTGTTGTTTAATACTTTCAAGAACATTTTCGGGGATAGAAGTTGTTTCTTTTGCTTGAAATTGTGCCAATATCTCGCGGAAATGATTAATCCGTTTATAAGCATAAAAACATGCTTCCTTTGGAGGTTCTTTATAAGACGGTTTTTCGTTATCTATTAAAAATACCACATGCTTGGCGCAATGATTACAAACCATAATACCTTCACTTTCAACAGGAATCATCTCGCCATGATAACAAAACTGACAAATGTCGGTAGGGTAAACATATTTAGAAATATCAATGTAATTATGGTCAATGTTCGATAGATATTTCTGGACATTATTATGCTGAATCATATGTAATTCTTCGGCTTTTTTTGCCTCAGGCAGCTTGAAAAATGCATTAAGTGATTTTGTTTTTGTTGCACCGCCCGTTGTTATTGTCTTTTTGCTTTCAAAATATTCAAATATATATTCACTATTATTTAGATAATAATTTTTATATGCTTGCTCGTAACTTTTTATTAATTGATTTATCTCTTTAATTCTATCTCGAGTTTCCATTAATTCGTCAATGGTCGTTTTAATAATTGGATTATGTTCTGGTTTAACGGTTATGTCGATATTTAAAATCTGTACTTCATTATTTTCATCTTCATGTTTATCATCATATGCATATTGCATTGGTTGACATGTTGATGATAACAGAATATCATCATTACATAAACTGATTGAATCTATATATTCGGTATTGTTATTATTATTATTATTATTATTGTTATTGTTATTACCATTTACTATTTCAGTTGTATCATAGTTATTATGCATCGTTAATGCAGCATTATTAATCATAAATTTTATTTTTGTAATTTTATGTTTTAGTTCACTTTTTTCTTTTTTAAGCGCAGGTATAATCACATCTTGAGTATATTGATATTCTGTTTGCAGTTCTTTGTGTTTACTATCAAGCGTGGTAATACTCTTTTCATCTAGAATAATTTTTTTGGTAGGCTTGTATTTAAATGATGACATGAATAAAAATAAAAATACAAATAAATCAAACCTTAGAATCGAATAGAATATGTTTTAGAATAATAATTCGAAATATACTAATTACACAATTACCTCCTCAAGTTCCCCCCAACTACTTATAATAGTGTATATTGTTATCTTATAACAAATATCAATTATATCTTTATTACCAAAAATAAGATTATTATGTAATGTATTATTTATTTTAGTTATAAAGTTATTTAGTAACAATTATTTAATTTGTATTTGAGTATTAATTATTAATATTTAGGAAAACCATTATTTTAGTAAAATGCACAATGTTCGCGTTGTTATGCGATTTTAACAAATTTAGTAAAATACATTACATTGTATATTGTATCTATGGTCTCAATGTGTGTATGTGTTTATGATAATTTTACATTTTAGTTAAATGGTTAATGTCTATGTATATTATCCAACTACTTTAGTAATTTTCGTTAAATGTGTCATTATTTAATTTTTTTTTCTTGCTCAATATTATAACAAGCAATTTACAATGGGAGGAGGACTTATGCAACTTGTCGCCTATGGCGCCCAAGACGTTTACCTTACTGGTAACCCCCAGATTACCTTCTGGAAGGTTTCTTACAAGCGTCACACGAACTTCGCTATGGAGTCTATTGAGCAGACTTTTAACGGCCAGGCCGATTTCGGTCGTCGCGTGACCTGCACCATTTCTCGTAATGGTGATTTGGCTTACCGCACTTACCTTCAGATTACTCTGCCAGAGATCGGGCAGACATTGAAGAACACCAGTGGCAGTGTTTATGCCCGTTGGCTCGATTTTCCCGGTGAGCAGCTCATTTCTCAGGTTGAGGTTGAGATCGGTGGCCAGCGTATCGACCGTCAGTATGGTGACTGGATGCACATCTGGAACCAGCTTACTATGTCTACCGAGCAGCAGCGCGGATACTTCAAGATGATCGGCAATACCACCCAGCTTACCTTCATCACCGACCCGTCTTTTAATGCCATCGATGGCCCTTGCGATGCTTCTGCCCCTCGTCAGGTTTGCGCTCCCCGTAACGCTCTCCCCGAGACTACCCTTTATGTTCCTCTCCAGTTCTGGTTCTGCCGCAATCCTGGTCTTGCTCTTCCTCTCATTGCTCTTCAGTATCACGAGGTTAAGATCAACCTCGATATCCGCCCCATCGAGGAGTGCTTGTTTGCCATGTCCAGCATGGGAACCACCCCCGTCGCATCTAAGGTGACTTCTGCCTACAACCAGTCTCTGGTTGCCGCTTCTCTCTATGTCGACTATGTCTTCCTGGACACTGATGAGCGCAGGCGTATGGCCCAGAACCCCCACGAGTACCTGATCGAGCAGCTCCAGTTCACTGGTGATGAGTCTGTCGGTTCTTCTTCCAACAAGATTAAGCTGAACTTTAACCACCCCGTTAAGGAGCTTATCTGGGTTGTTCAGCCCGACAAGAATGTTGACTACTGCTCTTCCCTCGAGTCTGGCTCTATTCTTAACCGTCTTCTCGGTGCTCAGCCCTTCAACTACACTGATGCCGTCGATGCTCTGCCCAATGCTATCCACGCTTTTGGCTCTCACGACAGCGTTGCCAACACCTCCGCTTCGTACATCGATGCCTCTGGTCTCTTCAATGACGCTGGTGCCGCCGATGCTTACACTACCGGCACTTCTTGGTGGCACGCAAACGCTGATGGCACTGCTCCTTATGACCTGCCCCACTTTGCCAACGGCACCAGCCAGCTCCTCAACTCTGGTGTCTCTGATGCCGGCACCTTCGTTCTTACCGAGACTTCTCTTGACATGCACTGTTGGGGTGAGAACCCCGTCGTGACTGCCAAGCTCCAGCTTAACGGTCAGGACCGCTTCTCTGAGCGCGAGGGCACCTACTTCGACCTCGTCCAGCCTTGGCAGC